GGCCTGTACCAAACTCTCTACAAGTATAGCGACCCCAACTGTGTGGTTGTGTTTGACGACTGCGACAGTATCTTGCTGGATGATGTTGCCTTGAACTTGCTGAAGGGTGCCCTGGACTCGGGTAAGAAGCGCAAGATCTCCTGGTTGAGTGAAAGCAGCAGCCTGCGTCGTGAAGGCATCCCAGACAGTTTTGAGTTCAAAGGTTCAGCAATCTTTATCACCAACTTGAAGTTTGACAAGATGAAGTCGCAGAAACTGCGGGATCACTTGGATGCACTGCAAAGCCGTTGCCACTATCTGGACTTGACTCTGGACACCATGCGTGACAAGCTGTTGCGTATCAAGCAGATTGCTAAAGACGGTGTGTTGTTTGCAGACTATGACTTTGCTCCAGAAGTTCAAGACGAAATCATCGACTTCATGGACGCCAACCAGAATCGCCTGCGTGAAGTGAGCTTGCGTATGGCAATCAAGATTGCAGACCTGCGCAAGATGAGTGTGCTGAACTGGAAGCGCCTGGCAGAAACAACTTGCATGAAGAGTGCCTAACATGAACAGCGACAAGGCCTTTTTTGGTACCGTACTTGCTATGATGGCCTTGTTGTTTGGTTATCCTGTTGCAGCATTTTTTATCTTTTTGATTGCGGTGATGTAATGACTGTGTGGACTGTTGTTAACATTTTGGCGGCCTGGCTTTTGTGGACCTGGGCCAAGCGTGACTTTGAAGCAGGTCACAACAAACTGGGTTGGGCCAATATCTTCTTCAGTGCCTGGAACGCGGCAGCAGCCGCTAATGCAATTCTTTAAGGAACAGTATGTTTGAAATTTGGGATGGTGATTTGTTTTTGTACTCAGTTGATACTCGTTACGAAGCTGACGAAGCTGAGGAATCTGGATTTACTGTGCGATCAGTTGAAATAATTTAAGTTTCCCTTGGGCAACAAACGGTTGGCTCCGGCTCTGGGCTTTACAACAGGTACCCCTAAAAAGGTACCTGTTTTTTTGACTTTTGCTAGAGGTAACTATATACTGTTACAATGCCTGCAAAGTACATGACCATAATCTTAGGCAAAGACGACCCAGTTGAATTAAGATTTAAAATTAGAAACACACCCTTAGCCAGGCTGTGGGTAGATCGTATGGAACACAGACACCATTGGTCCTTGGATCACCCCGACAGGTTTTACGGATTCAACACAGACGAACAAGAACAGCAACGTGCAGTTGAAATAATTCAGCACTGTGTAAATACGATTAACAATTTCGAACCTATCATTGATCAACCGTTTGAGTATACACAGAATCATCTCAACTACTTGCATCATATATTCGAAGTGTATCACGGATTGTTGGACAAGCAAACTGGAGAATTCTGGCAACGTGCGCCCAGCGAAGTACAACAGGCACTGGCAGAATTAAATTTAGCAGTGCATAGATGCGAAACTGCAAGCCGTGGATCACAACCACGTTTTGTTTGTACTTGGTTTGGCATGCCCAAGACTCACAGACTTGATCCCGGACTTCAGGGTGCATACGGTAGTTGGAAAATAGAATTTGGTACAGTGTATCTCAACTACTGCGAAATTGGAAAAACAGTTGAGGATCTCGAAGCTGACAACGACCAGTACATTGGTGACGAAGCATTCCGACCCTTTGATCACTACAGTGCCGATTTTAACGTTCAATTTTATGAACGCAATCTAAGTGAAATATATGGACGAGTTCAGCGTTATATTGATTGGCACCGAGATTTTTTTGTTGCACACAGCATCACAAGTGTGTATAATATCAAGGCACAGCCCTTGCGTTATCCTGTAGCCGACTTAATATATGATGGCAATCAACAAAAGTTATTGGAAGAAATAGCCCAACGACAGTGGGTACAACAAGTTATTTTAGAATGAAACAAGCAACCATAGTTATCAAAGACGAGGTCAATATCAAAATCGAAGGACTAGATCTTGACGCTCGCAAACGTTTAGTAAACGCTTTCAAATACGATGTTCCTTATGCACGTTATCTTCCTGCCGTACGACTAGGACGCTGGGACGGAAAAGTCAGTTACTTTCAATTGGGAGGCAGTACTTACACAAACTTGTTGCCTGAGATTGTGCCTATGCTAGAGCAGTTGGGCTACGACATTGACTTAGATGATCAACGAACTTACTCCAACACATTTGAATTTACACAGGTGGAAGAACACAGTTGGGCACACAAGACATGGCCCAAAGGACATCCTGCAGAAGGACAGCCAATTATGTTGCGTGACTATCAGGTGGAGATTGTCAACAACTTTTTAACAAATCCTCAAAGCATACAAGAAGTAGCCACAGGTGCAGGCAAAACAATCATGACTGCCACACTGAGTGCAGCCGTGGAGCAGTTTGGTCGTAGCATTGTGATTGTGCCCAACAAAGATCTTGTGCGTCAAACAGAAAAAGACTATCGCAACGTCGGTCTTGATGTTGGTGTTTACTTCGGTGATCGTAAAGAACACGGGCACCGGCACACAATTTGCACCTGGCAAAGTCTCAACGTGTTGCTCAAGAACACAAAGAACGGTGGGGCAGACATTACTATACAAGACTTTATCGAAGATGTGGTCTGCGTCATGGTCGACGAAGTACACATGGCCAAAGCTGATGCGTTGAAAACACTGCTTACAGGTGTAATGGCGCAAGTGCCAATTCGTTGGGGACTCACAGGAACTGTGCCCAAAGAGAAGTTTGAAAGTCAATCGCTATTGGTCAGTCTGGGTCCTGTGGTTAGCAAACTGTCAGCTAATGAATTGCAACAGCAAGGAGTGTTGGCACAGTGTCACGTTAATATTGTACAGTTGATGGATCATGTTGAGTTCAAAGATTACCAAAGCGAACTAAAATATTTGTTGGAAGAGTCAGGTCGGCTTGACGCCATGGCCGCATTAATTCAGCAAGTAAACGAAACTGGCAACACATTGGTGTTGGTAGATCGCGTAGCAGCAGGACATGCACTGGTTGAACGTCTAGGAGATCGTGCAGTGTTTGTGTCAGGAGCAACCAAGTCAAAAGATAGGCAAACAGAATATGAATCAGTGGCCGAAGCGACAGACAAAATTATTGTGGCAACATATGGTGTGGCTGCTGTGGGCATTAATATACCTAGGATCTTTAACTTGGTTTTGGTGGAGCCTGGAAAAAGTTTTGTTAGGGTTATACAAAGTATTGGACGAGGTATTCGCAAGGCAGAAGACAAAGATCACGTTGAAATCTGGGACATAACATCTACTTGTAAATTTGCCAAACGCCATCTAACCAAACGTAAAGCATACTACAAAGAAGCCAACTATCCTTTTACTGCGGAAAAATTAGAATGGATGAAACTGGCATGAAGATAGTTGTTTGTGGTGATAGTTTTTGTGCTAGTACTGTTAAAGAGATTCGTTCAACAGGATCCAGAGCTCATTTTAGTCAAATACTCGAAGATCAGTACGGGTACCAAGTGTTAAATCTTGCACACGGCGGCATGAGCAACACAGCAATTTGGTTTCAAATTGATCAGGCTATAAAACTCAAGCCCGATGTTATTGTGTATGGAAAAACTTGGAGTAGCAGGATTGAACTGTATTTGAAAGATAAACTTTACAATCTAACTGATCCTTTGCGAAATTTTATATATTACGACCCTTGTTACTCTAGTACACATACATCGTATGTTGGCACATTCGACGACGGAAGAGCCGACGGAGGAATGGTTGTTAGTACCACTTGGCAAAATATTGAGAACAGCCCATTTTTTGATTTAACTGACGAGCAGATCAAAGCAGTTAACCTATATCTCAAATACATGTACAATGATTCAGTTTGCGCTCAACGTGACAGTTGGGTATTTGAATATTGGCACAGTCGAATTCAAGCAGCTGGAATTTTGTCCTTGTGTTTCAAAGACGCAGACATTGGCCAAGTGGCATATAATTTTAGCGCAGCCAATCGAGATTACGATTCTCCTTTTCATACAGATCGAGCAACACAGGAGATAGTTGCTGCCAACATACATCGTAAGATCGTTGACAGTGTGAGCCAAAACAAGTAAAATAAAAGCATATGCGTATATTAACCTTAGACAACCAACATTATGATCTAGATCATTTACCTGATGAAATAGATGACATGCGTTTTGCTATATTAGATAATTCTAACCCAGCAGACCCAGACTATCATTTTATACCTTTGATATTTTTGGAGAGTTTTACATCTCCGGCACTGGTATTGAGGATAGGCCACAACACAATTCGCATGCCCATGGATTGGCAGATTTTAATCGGAGAACCCGAAATTGGAGACTTAGAAGTCTTGCCGTTGACATCGATCAACGACCGTGGCTTCAAGGTATTTGAATTTAACCCGCTCAGTAGTTTTAGGCCCAGTTTTCCTGACATCGAAATCTTGGATGTATATCACGAAGTCAACTGGTATGCACCTAAATTAAAAAATGGACAGATGCTAGCTGTTCCATTAAACGACGGCGACAAACCTTCTTGTGTTTATTTTGTCAAGGATGTCAGTCGCAACTGCGAAATCGTAGATTACAACAAGGCTTGGTAATATGAAAATTAAATATGATATTCACGACATCGGTGGAGAAGTTGTCAAAGACAACGAAACTTACTTGCTCAAAGACAACAAGACCTTAAAAAATCTTGTGCTGAGTTCCACTAAACTGTATCGCGGCCAGTCCACACGTGGGCACAGTCATGCAGGACAAGAAGAAGTTTACTTCTTTGTACAAGGCACAGGCATGATGATTGTAGACGAAGAACGTTTCAGAGTCAATGCTGGTGATGTTATTCTTATTCCTGATGGTGCTTTTCACAGGGTAATCAACGATGGTGAAATGAACCTGCTGTTTAACTGTGTGTTTGACGGCAAAAGGAATCACTGATGGGTACACTTACTCCGGGAGTGACCTACATTTACGAACGTGCTGACGGTATAATCTATGCTAGGGAGTTTGGCAAGACCGACCGTCATGTTGTTGGATACGAATCCGGTAAGGACTACGATCCGTATACCACGAATAAGCGAATGCTAACGGAGCTCAACGAAGTTGTTAAAATGTGCGAAACAGATCCGGCCATGCGTGAGTTGCTGGATCGACTGTTTGTGCTGTATAATCTAAAGAAAACCGATGATATACTGTAATGCTCCTTGGGTGGGCGCTACTTTTTTACCAGACGGAAAGTATGCACCTTGTTGTGCCTACAGCGACCGATCATACGATAGCATACAAGAAATGATCAATGACGTTGGAGGAAAGTTTCTTCGAGGTGAGATCCCAGCAGGCTGCCCTGACCAGTGCCCAAGAGAGACCTACAATCGATTAGAAACCGACTATAAAACACACAAGATAAAATTTTTAGATTTTAGAAACGACAACCTTTGCAACATGAAGTGCAGAAGTTGCGGGCCAGGATTTAGTTCAGCTTGGGCAAGTGAAGCAAAAATACATAAAATACATGCACATCAACCAATATCCATTGCTGAGTTGGATCTCAGTGAATGTGAATCGGTGTATTTTGCCGGCGGCGAACCGTTGATGAATCCGCAACACTATGAAATTCTTGAAAAACTAATAGAGCAAGGAAGCCAACCTACCATAATGTACAATACCAATCTAAGTGTATTGAATTACAAACACAAGCATGTCAAGGATTATTGGCCTAAGTTTGACAAAATTAAAATCAATGTCAGCATTGACGCAGTTGGACAATATGCCGAAGTGGTACGCAGCGGAACCGATTGGGGTGTTATTGAAGAAAATTTAGCCTGGCTAAGATCTCAACAAAACATTTCTATGAGTATATCTCCGGTTATATCGGCAATCAATATTTGGTTCATTGACAGTTTTTTTGAATACTTTAACTGGATAAATGAGCCTATTTCTTTCCAGCCAATTTTGGCCAATGTAGATTCTGAGTTTGGACTGATGTGTATTCCTTACATTTTTAGAGATGACATTATAAAGTCTTTGTCGTCGACAAAATTTAGCAAGCATGTTACTATACAAAGAGCCATTGAAGTTCTACAACAACAAAATTTTAATCAACTTAACTGGTATCGATTCCTAGCGCAACAACTAATCCTTGACAATTATAGAAAAGAAAATTGGTTTGATTTGTTGCCAAAAAAACATCAAGTTTACAAAGAGGTATTCCGTGTCTGACAAGCTAAACATCGGCAACGAAATGAGACAGTTTGATCGCAAGAACAGACAGTTCTATGATGAACTCACAGAAGAAGAACGTAAAAAGTTTAGCCCATACTTAATGATTCGTTGGGGCAGCTCTGTGGAAGGTTCACGCGACCTGCAGGAGTTTTATGTTATCTCTACCAATGAGCGACTCAACAAACATTTCTTTGCTGTGAATACCGCAGCACACAAAAAGCTACAGTGGTTGTTGGCCACTACAGTGAGTCCAGACATGGGCACACCAAGACATACTTGGATTGCTCCTAAAAAAAGTGTTGCTGGTGCCAGCGCCAAAAGAAAAGCTTTGCAAGAAATTTATTCCAGTTACAAAGACGACGAAATCGATGTAATGATGGAGTTGGTCTCTCAAAAGGAAATTGATGCTTACTTTAGATCACTCGGTCAAGATCGAAAGTGAAATGAAATATCAGTGTGAGTTTTGTAACAAAACATTTGCTAGAGAAAGCACTGTTGCCGTTCACATGTGTGAGCCCAAACGCAGGCGTATGGAACAAAACGAGCGTGGTGTACAACTAGGGCTACAAGCATATCTTGAGTTCTATAGACTCATGAACAAATCTGGCAAAACTCGCACGTTTGATGACTTTGCTGAATCTCCTTACTACAGAGCTTTTACCAAGTTTGGACGTTATTGTGTGGACACACGAGTTATCAATCCCGCCCGCATGATCTCTTGGCTGCTGAAAAATCAAAAGAAGATTGATCAATGGTGTTCAGACAGAATCTACACTGAGTATCTCATTGACTATTTGCAAACCGAATCGGTTGCTGATGCCCTGGCTCGCAGTGTAGAATACAGTATTGATTGGGCCGAACGCAACTCGTCTAGACCACAAGATTGTTTGCGGTATGGCAGTGCAAATGGTATTTGCCATGCAGTGTCCGCAGGACGAGTCAGTCCTTGGGTAATTTACAATTCCGAATCGGGACAACAGTTTTTGGCACAGTTGAGTTCAGAACAGCTACAAATTATTTGGCCTTACATCAACAGTGATGTATGGCAACGCAAATTTCAAGACAACGCAGAAGATCTCGAGTATGCTAGAGAAATTCTAACTCAAGCAGGATGGTAACATGATTAGAAATATCACAAGTGGCCCGGGCATACACGTTTCGGGCAGCGTATACAACACACCCTACATTGACACTACCAGAGCCAGTGCTGGTATGGTTCGCTATGTTGGCGGCAATCTTGAAGTGTATGATGGCAGCTCATGGTTGCCGTTGCAGTCCAGTTATCCACTGATTGAACTAGACGGCGTAACACAGGAAGCCATACAATGGACACGCCGACGAATGGAAGAAGAAAAACGCATGCTGGAATTGGCCCGAAATCATCCCACTGTAGCCGATGCATTGGCAGCCAGAGATCGAGCAGACGAAGCTGTGCGTATTGCTGTAGCATTGTGTGATACAAAATGAGCGCAGATTTGGATTTTCCGTTGATTTATTGCAACGGAGACAGCTATAGTAACGATCAGTATCATGCTTCTTTGACAGGAAAAACTTATGCCCATGTAGTTGGAGAACACTGTCACGGATTTGTTATCAATGCCGCGGTAAACGGCAGTTGTAATAGAAGAATTATTAGAACTTCATTGCACGATTTAATTCTTCAACGGCAGCTGAATCCTTTACAAAAAATAATTGCGCTGATTGGACTAAGTTTTGAGCTGAGATCTGAAATATGGGCGGACAACTTGCCTAGTCGTCAGCCTAGTGAGTCAAACTTTGTAACGCACACTTTCAGCGGTCAACAGAACTGGAGAGAGAATCTATTAAACCACAAAAACATTGAATCTCCCAACAAGTATAAATTAGACACTAAGTTTTATGAAAAATTTAGTCAGGGCCGAGCATATTTTTTTAGCCCATATGCTGAAAGAATTAATTTACTTGCAGACTTGATTATGTTAAAATCAACTTTAGACAGTATGAATATTGACTTTTTGATTTTTCAGGGGCCTGCTGCTGAAAAATTAGAGAGCGACTATTTGCTAGATTTTTTTAAACAACAAATTGCAATGGACCAACGAATTTTCGATCTAGAAACATTTGGATTTTGCGATTGGTCACACGAACAAAAGTTTACACCATTGGATTTTTTAGATCGCCCAAAAATTGGTCACTATGGTCCAGACGCACATCGTTCGTTTGCAAACACAATTCTGTTGCCTAAACTTGAAGAATTATCCATATTATGAGTGCAGATATTGACCTGGATTTTGCTGATCGCAGTGCTGTACTGAGTTTGATTCGGCATACGCCTGCACGTCAAAGTGACGGCCGCCGACACAATTCAGGAGTGTATGTCACAGACATTCCGCAGGATCCTGTGCACGGTTGTGCTGCAATAGATTACGAAACTGCAGAAAAACGTGGCTACTTCAAGCTGGACTTTTTGAACATGAGTGTGTACAGTTTGATTCAAAGTCCTGAACACTACGAACAGATGCTGGTCGCAACTCCGCCATGGAGCCGACTGTGGACTGATGCTCAATGGGTTAGGCAATTGGCACATGTGGGCAATTACTATGATTTGCTGAAAGAAATGAAGCCAGATTCAATACCAAGACTGGCTGCTTTTATCAGTATCATTCGCCCGGGCAAAGCACACCTACAGCGACGACCCTGGGCAGAAGTATTTGACAGTGTGTGGGACGGTGATGCCAGTAAAGGTTTTGTATTCAAAAAGTCACATGCTATTTCATATGCTAGGCTTGTGGCCTTGCACATGAACCTGCTTAGTCCATGCGACGAACCAGCGTAATTGATTTGCGTTTGCTTTTTTTACGAGCTATGTCTTGAAGACTGCAAATGGGGCCATGCAGTATTTCGAGGTCTTTGTTTGAAAATGTTCGCAGAGTATTTCTAAATCGTTCCCAGTCGCCGCGCAGGAATATGTTTATGGGTATGGATCTGTTGCTTTCCCACCACCATTGTCCTGCCAGCTCCAAGAACTCCAGTTTGTCTTGCTGAGTTTGCACAGCACCAAAATCGTAGATAGTGGTCACAGCATCGTCGCGATTCTGCACTATACCTATGTATTCAACGTTGGCATAAATGCACAGCGTTATAAACGGGTATTTTTCGGTTAGCTTTTCAAATAAGTTATTGCCCATCGGAGGTATTTATAATCGGATAAATAGGTAGATGTATTCTACCACCGTTTATCTATATCAACAAATCACTCGTGTGTTACTTGTGGACACCAGCGGTGGCTATTTCACAGCGAGGTACGATCCAGTGTATGCCAAACAACTTACTATAAACAAAGGAGTAGATAATGTTCTACTTTTTGAATTCATTAATCAGGACCAAAAGCCTGTGAACATCACTGGATCCAGTTTTGTTTTTAGACTAATGAACCAAACTGGGGACAGACTGATCCTTGAAAAGAATATGGACATACTCAGTGCAAGCACCGGGCGTGTCAAAGTGGTACTAAACAGTGCTGACACCATTGAAGTCATTGCACAGCCCGGTAGCTATAGTATTCAGCGCACCGCGGGCAGTTATGTGCAGTCGGCCTTTGTAGATGACAATTCAGGTGCTCGTGGCAACTGTGACATAGTGGATTCAGTGTTCCCTCAGTTCATACCCAGCCAAGAGCTTACTATTCCCACAATCTACGGCAAAGCACAGCAGCTACAACCTGGTCCCACAAACTGGCCAGACTGGGCACTGCAACCTGAGCCAGTGAACACCACACAAAACACAGAATTCTACAGCAGCGAACTATCCACTAATGGGCAACAGCTGACTACGGTCAGCATGGACCTTGACCATTACACCGGAACAATCAAAGCTCAGGCTGCACAGGATTATCTTGGTGTTTGGTACGATGTCACTGCCAGTTACGAGTTTTTCAGCGAAACCAAACGCTGGCATTTGAACATCGAAGGCTTTCATCCATTGATCCGTTTGGCGTTCAACAACAGTCTGGGGTTTGGTGCCACTGCCAACGCCACAGTTACCGATGGTGTGGTCACTGCTGTCACCCTTACTAACCCTGGACAAGGCTATGTGGCACCACCCAGACTGCAGATCTTGGGCAACGGTGCAGGTGCCGAAGCCACAACCACACTGGGCGACAACAGCCAAGTTGCAGGAATTACCATTGTGAGTGGAGGTTCGGGATACTTGCCTTTGCAGTATCAGGGCACTGTGGCAGCCACAGTTTTGATTGACAACGGTACCATAACTAATCTCCAATATCGTTGATATTGTCGGCAAGATCTGTTAAAATATACAGATGCTTGACATTCAAACTTACTTGCCGGCAAAACGTAAATCCAGCCCTAGCGGCTGGATAAGCTTTAATGCAGTATGTTGTCAGCACAACGGGCAAAATCCAGATCGACGTCAACGTGGCGGACTCAAAACCAACGAACAGGGTTGGAGTTATCACTGCTTCAATTGTGGGTACACTGCCAGCTTTATCCTTGGCCGTACATTAAGTTATAAGGCCCGTAGGCTCTTGAGCTGGTTGGGAGTGTCTGATACTGAAATAGACGTACTAAATCTTGAAAGCTTGCGACATCGCAGCATACATGGCATCATTGACGATCGCAAGCGTGTGTCGGATGCCATACAAGGTATTGAATTCAACGAAGGCGATGATTTGCCTCCTGGTAGTGAATTAATCACACCCGAAATGCCACTGTATTGGAAGTACATCAGAGACAGACATGTGCCCGAAGATTTCCCTATGCTTACAGCAATACGCAATGATGGTATTCATTGGGTGCGTCCGCACGTTACAGTGCCGTTTACTTACGATGGCAAAATGATAGGATGGACTGCTAGATTTTTAGACAACAAGCAGCCTAAGTATATCAACCACAGTCAACCGGGGTATGTGTTTGGTGTGGATCAACAGCACGAGTCTTGGCAACATGTGTTGGTCATGGAGGGTATTTTTGATGCACTCTGTATAGGCGGCTTGGCAGTGATGCACAACACCATAAGCGATGGTCAGGCCAAACTGATTCGCAGTCTTGGCAGAGAAGTCACGGTTGTGCCAGACCAGGATTCTGCAGGCATGGAATTGGTTGATAGAGCCATGGAACTGGGTTGGGCTGTGAGTATACCTGCTTGGGAAGATTGTAAAGATGTCAATGATGCTGTGAAGAAGTATGGGCGCTTGGGTACCTTACTAAGTATCATGCAAGCTAGAGAAACCAGTCGTATCAAAATAGAATTAAGGAAGAAGAATCTTGTTAAAAGACTACGGAGTTGATGTACAACGATTGTTTTTGGAAATGATGTTGGAAGACGCACAGAGTTATGTGCGTGTGCAAAACATTTACAATCCAGACAACTTTGACAAAAGCCTGCGACCGGCAGCAAACTTTGTCAAAGAACACAGTGCTAAATTTAACACACTGCCCGACCGTACACAGATTGCTGCGGCCACTGGGGTCAAACTGCAATCTGTCCCAGACCTCAACGAAGGCCACTACAACTGGTTCATGGAAGAGTTTGAGGGTTTTACCAAGCGTCAAGAGCTAGAACGTGCTATTCTCAAAGCCGCAGACTTGTTGGAAAAGGGCGAGTTTGAACCGGTGGAAAAGCTGATCAAAGATGCTGTGCAGATCAGCTTGACCAAAGACTTGGGCACAGACTTCTGGATGGATCCTGAAGGCATGTTTACCAAATACTTTGATGCAGGTGGCCAAGTAAGTACAGGGTGGCCACAAGTGGATAGATTGCTGTATGGTGGATTCAGTCGCGGAGAACTAAACATTTTTGCTGGCGGCTCTGGCTCAGGCAAAAGCTTGGTCATGATGAACATTGCACTGAACTGGGTGCAAATGGGCTTGCACGGTGTTTATATCAGTTTGGAACTGAGTGAAGAACTCACAGGCTTGCGTACTGCGGCAATGTTGACTGACATGAGTACCAAAGACATTCGGAAAGATAAATCTACAGCAGCACTCAAAATCAAAATGGTAGGCAAGAAAGCTGGCAGCTATCAGGTCAAAGCATTGCCGGCACAAAGCAACATCAATGATATTCGTGCTTTTTTGAAAGAGTATCAGATTAAAACAGGTCACAAGGTAGACTTCATGATGGTGGACTATTTGGACCTGCTGATGCCTGTGAGTGCAAAAGTCAGCCCCAACGACTTGTTTGTCAAAGACAAGTATGTGAGTGAAGAACTGCGTAACTTGGCCAAAGAGCTGGGTATTTTGCTTGTGACAGCAAGTCAGTTGAATCGAAGTGCGGTAGAAGAGATTGAATTTGATCACAGCCATATTAGTGGTGGTATTTCAAAGATCAATACAGCAGACAACGTGTTTGGCATTTTTACAAGTCGTGCTATGAAAGAGCGAGGCAAGTATCAGATTCAGTGTATGAAAAGTCGTAGCTCCACAGGTGTAGGACAGAAGATTGACTTAGAATACAACATTGATACCATGCGTATCACAGACGCAGGTGGCGACGAGCAAGATACATTCCGTGGTGGTCCCAAAGCCAGTTTTATGGATGCTATCAAAGCCAAATCAACAGTGAAAAGTGACGGCGAAGAAAAACCCCCTGTATGGGAGAAACCACAAGGGGGAACTCATGCCTGGGACAAGCCCATGGCTCAATCAGATAATACACCCAAAGTGTCTGCTGATGTTCAGAGTGCCAAACTCAAACAGTTGTTAGGCAAGATCAAATCAAACTAACATGACAGAGTTTTGCCGTCACTTAAAAAATGGATTGGTATACAACAATGATACCACAGCGTTTACAGTGGCACCTTGTTGCTTCTTTCGCGGCAACCGATACAAAATAGATCCCAATCAAGACCTATTGGGTCAGTTATCTGCACACAGAACACACTGGATTACTGCCGACGTCAAAAGCGATTGTAAAATCTGTATTGATGCCGAAAAACAAAACACTACCAGTTATCGCCAGGCTTCGTTTGACTTTATACAAGGCGCTGACAACAGACTAGAGTTTTTGACTGTGGCGGTGAACAAAAAATGCAACTTGGCCTGCGCATCTTGCAGTGCAGCATCCAGTAGTTTTTGGTATCAAGAAAACAGCAGAAACAATCTAGTGCAAGGCCACACTATACATCAAATGCACCAGGAAGACCGTGCTGGTATTATAGCAGACAAGTTTATTCAATTACTGGCAGAACAAGATTTAAGTGCGCTGACTTACCTCAAGTTCGGTGGCGGCGAACCTTTGATGTCGGATACTCATGAAAAGATAATGTCCTTGATACCGGACCCCAGCAAAGTCACTGTGCAATACACTAGCAACTTCAGTATCATGCCCAGCCAATCTGTTTTACAAACTTGGGAAAAGTTCAAGTTAGTCAAATGGGTAGCAAGTCTAGATGGTGTTGGTGATCACTTTGAGTTTTTGCGTTGGCCCTATCGCTGGCAAAAGCTAGAGCCCTTTGTAGCAGGTGCAATCAACACAGTGCCGGGCAATGTGATGTTTGGGGTTGAACACACAGTTAACCCATTGAATGCATTTTATTTTGATCGGTTCGAATCTTGGTTCAAACAGCACCTTGGTGCCAATAGATATGGTGATCAGTCTGATCTCAACATACACCTATGCACCGGTGTCCTGGGAATTGAGCACACACCGCCAGCTTTACGTGATAAGATAAAACGTCATTATGGCGTAAGGCATGCAGTGTCAATTGCGCTTGATCAAAAACCCTACTCTGGCAGTGTCGCAGCTCTGGTGCAGTATCTTGATCAGCTAGACCAGTGGCGCGGCACTAGCTGGAGAAGTATCTTTTCTGAAGTACAAGAATTTTTCAATGCCTAATTTAATCTGTTTCCCGCACTACACCTGTGGTGGGTTGTTGTGTGATATCTTGTCAGACACTTTTAGCCCCTTGGCAGCCAACGGTGGTATCAACAGCATACAGCATGGTATAGGCAAAATTGGCGATAACAACACAGTATTGACTGAGTATGATCCCGAGCAGTTTATGGACCGTGTGACCGTAATGACTCTTCCAGCTAACAGTTGGGTTGGCACACATTGCTGGCCGGGACGTTTGCCTTTGGAACAATTTGATCAAGTTATTGTAATCACTACTACAACATTCAAAAGCAAAATTTATCGTTGGGCAAGGGCACACTATCACTATTTTGCACCACAGTGGACCGGCCTCACCGGGATGGAACTAGTAGACAAGGCACGTGAAACTGCAAAAAATTATGTAGTGCCATTTGAGCCAATCTTTTTAAAAGAAAATGTGCTCAATGTTGAATTTGCAGATATAGTCGAGACCACAGAAGAATTTTATCATGCTGTTAACCATTGCGACTGTGCGATGCACATAGATCGTTGGAAAGAAGTCAACAGTTTTCTGTACGCAGATAAATTTTGGGACAGCAAAATTGTTCAATACTTCTACCAAGCCGAGTTTGAAGTAAATCTTGGTAGGTATTACAAATACAATTAAGCAATAGCACCACGGATCACAACATACCGCAACACAATGGCTTCGCTGAGCGAACCGCCAGTGATGTTTCTTACAGAAATAACTGCTGAACCTGCTGAGCAGTTTGCGTCTAAATTGTAGGCAGCACCTGTTGCTGCGCCGCCCACAATGTTCAATATCAACAAGTCTCTTGCACCGATAGTGCTGTTGGTCAGTGTAAACTGAACAGTAGTGGCTGCTGACAAAGAACTATTTTGCATGGTGATTTCACCGCAACGTTTGTTTAGTGTTACACCGGTTGACTTGCTGGAGGCCTGAGTTACTGTGCCGCCGGTGCCTGTACTGTATCCAACAGCAGATTCAGCAGTGCCCAGCAATGGGCGACTAAGGTCATTGATAGTAATGATAGTACCACCATCCACTGTGGCAAATTCAAATTGATAAACTCCAGTAACAGCAAATGTAATCACACTGCTGGCGTAGCCTTGTAAACCACTAATCCCTTGGCTAACTGATGCTGGTAGTGTAACAGTTTGGCTAACATTGGTGATGTTGAATTCCACTCGTACTGTGCCTGCTGTACCTGCAGTGGGCCAGTTTGAAAAACTCAAACTGATAGGTCCACTGAGGTTAATCTGTTGGAATGGTGCAACAGAGTAATCGATATTGATAGAACCAGCAGTGGCAGTAAGAGCACTGTACGCATAGCTAACGTCACGCAACTGCACAGCATAGATCTCTTGATTGTTCATATTGTTGTCAAGAGTGGTTCCTGTAATAGCTGCTTTGAGTATGGCTTTGCTCTGAAGCTCGGTTATTTCGTCCGCAGCGTATTGAAAATTTGTCTTAGTATTAGTAAAATTGTCACGCATGCCTTGTGTGTTGTTGGGCACACCGGCAACTGGGTAAGTCCCGTCTATGTTGTTGGGATTGATCTGACTGGTCATAAGGTATCCTTGTGGAGTATTAGATATTTATTCCCAGCCCCAAATCGCTAAATAATACAAAGGTCCCTATAACATGCAAAAAAAGACCCGCAGTTTGCTGGAAGAATTAGATAGTTTGTACATTGAGCGCGATCGCAAAGTCTTGATCGAAAATCGTGCTACCAATGTAATTGAATCTGCTATTCGGCTGATTGAACAGATAGAATCTGAATATTCAGCCGAACAAGCAGAAAATTTAACTCGCAAACTGTTGAATGCAATACGTGCCAAGGACGCTGGTAAATTTTCCAGATCAGTAAAAAGAACACATGCAGAATAATATGAATATTTTTGAAGGTGGTAATGTATTCAAAGACAAGTTGGGTGTACCACTGACTCGACGAATCAAGCAGGGTGAAATTCCTGACACAATCCAGTGGTTGGAATCTGCCACTGGATTGGACCTACACGGCGCCAATGATCCTGCCACAGGCTATCCTACAAAATGGTTGGGCAGCACAGGTAAAAAGCCGGACTCGGGAGATTTGGATCTTGCAGTTGAACTAAGTGACATCACCAAGCCCGAGCTCAAAGCCAAACTAGACACATTTGTTACCGGCCAAAAACAAGATCCCAAAGACTTTGTTCGCATGAGTGGCGAAGCTGTGCATTTCAAAACTCCCATTGGGGGAGATGCTAACAAAGGATTTGTGCAAACAGATTTCATGTTTATGCCCAACATTGATTGGGGTGCATTTTTCTTGTCAGGCGGTGTAGATTCTGAATACAAGGGAATGTTTAGAAACATCCTGTTGAGTTCTATTGCCAAGTCGCAAGGACTCAAGGCCAGCGCCAAAGGCATTACCAGCAGAACCACAGACAATGTGATCACCACAGATCCCGACCGTGCAGCTGAAATACTGCTGGGCCAGGGCATGCGCCGAGGCAATCTCAAGAATGTAGAAAGCATTTACACAGCCTTAGCCAATCACCCAGATCGTGATGCCAAGCTCAGAGATTTCCGAGAATATCTGGCTCGTGAAGGTGTCAAAGAACCAGGCACTGTGTCTGAAAGCGATGTTGGCTTCTTGGCTCGACTGCGTGATCGTATTGTAAATCAGGGCATGGCGCCGTTAATTGAAACAGAATCTGCAAATCCATATCGATTGTATGAAGCAGAAGCAGCAGGTGTAGGCGGCCGCGCTAAAGGCATTGAGCACTTAGAGGATCTGGTGTTCCGCCACGGTGCTGCAGGTATTAACCAGGCCCTGGCTATTGCACAACAGGCAACTGAGCAGCCTCGCACTGTCACAGCCAAGTGGGATGGCAAGCCTGCTGTGATTTGGGGTCGTAAACCCAGCACTGGTGAGTTTGTACTCACAGACGGATCAGGATTCGAAGCCAAAGGGTATGATGGTCTAGCCACCAGTCCTGCAATGATGGCTGATATTCAGCGTCGTCGTGCTGGCGAACGCGAAGGTTTAATTAACCTATATCGAACACTGTGGCCTGTGCTGGAAGCCAGTTTGCCCAGTAATTTTCGTGGCTACGTCAAAGGCGACTTGCTGTACATGGACACACCGCCTGTGGAAGCAGGAAACTATGTGTTTAAACCCAACACTGTGACATACAAGATTCCTGTAAAAAGTTCCTTGGGACAACGCATTGGTAACAGCAATATTGGTGTTGCAGTGCATTCAATGTATGCAGATGCAGGAGAAGCACGGCAACCTTTGAGTGGTGTAAAGTTCAACGAAGTGCCTGGACTCATGCTTGAGCGCCCAGCGACACCCACATCCCTTGAACTCGATCAGGCCATTGTCAAGCAGTTAAAAAGCATTGTGCGATCACAAGGCAACAACATGAAAGTGTTGTTTAATCCTGCTGAACTACGTGCTCAACAAGTAACTGACTTGTTCAAACTAGCTGTGGATTTTATCAACACCAAAGTAGGCGGTCCGTTGGAACCTGCCAACAAACTCATTGTGGAATTTGGAGAATGGCTCAAAACCCGCGTAACTCCACGCAAGTTTGCCAACATTGTGGAATATCTCAAGAATCCCAGTACCAATCAAGAAGCACTGAGTGCTGCATTTGTGGCATTTGAGCTGCTGCATGCACTCAAAGTAGATCTACTGCGTCAAGCTGATACACAGCACCCTGGACAAGAGGGTTGGGTCATGGCCACGCCAGCTGGCTATGCCAAGGCAGTAAGCCGCTTTGATCCCAACGCATTTGCGGCTGTAAATAGAGCTCAAAACAACCCCAAGTGATAGTTTTTTTGTCACTTGTATAAATAAAAGTAGGCCCAACGAGGCCACATATTAAGGAGCTTAAAATGGCACAAATCACAAAAGTAAACGGCACCACACAACCAGTGTTTGCCATCGACGTACAAAACGGTACAATCGCTAACACAGCTAACATTGCTGCGCAAGGCCCAGTACAAGTTGCTGGTCCTCACCTGGACTTCTTCAGCCTGACAGCCAACGCTGTTCTCAGCGCAAGTGGTGCAGCTAACGCTACTGGTTATATCAACAACGTTCTGCAAGCTATTCAACAAAACGGCACCATCGCTATGTACCAAGTTACACCTAGCGCACCTGCTGTGTTGAACATCGCTATCTACCCAACTGGCGCTTACACAACTACTAGTTTGGTTGCTGCTGCTCAAACAGCCAACGCCACTGGCGGCTTGAACATTGGTATCCCAACTGCCAACGTTGCTGGCGCAGCCACATTCACTAACGTTTAATTTTTTAAACTTAGTCATAGCAAACCCTGGATTTATTCCAGGGTTTTCTTTTGGGTGTAAATATCAACAATGAAGATCATATGTAAAACATTGTTTGATTGCACTTACACCGGAGTCACTGGCAACTTCAAAGCTGGCCAAATTCCTTTTGTAGATCGCGCAGACCAAGCTGTAGAAGATGTTGCAGACTGGAATCGATCTAGAAACCAGCAACGTAACTGGGAAACCATAATGCAGTTGGTAAGTCTCAACACACAGCCACAAGACATTGTGCCACCTCAGTGCAACAACGGAACGTGGCAGTTTGAATTCCGTGTGGAATCTGCTGACGTATTTGCTGCCAACAACAATCCTGACCCCTTGGCTGGCCTAAAACAAAACTGTACCGGTGTACCAATGATTGTGAATCTCGACGAAACTGCAGACATTGAACCGGTGTTAAGTGCCATGGGCCCTGATCAAAACATTTGGTTTGAAACCATAAATATAGGATTGGAGTAAACTAACATGGCCGAGACTACGGATATCGAAAAGAAAAGTTTAGAAGCACACGTAGAACTATGTGCAGAGCGCTATCGTGCATTGGAGACTCAATTCACCGAAGTAAAAAAAGATATCAGCGAAGTCAAAGAGCTTGCTGAAAAAACTCACAGTTTGGTCAACAAAATGTCTGAGCAGAGGAGCACACAATTAATCAACTGGGGCATTGGCATCATTGGTACCTTGGTTGCTGTCATTGGTTACTTGCTGTCTAACCACATTGTTTTTAAATGACCCACGATCAAAAGCTAGAACAGTTTGCTCACAGATCAGCTAGAGATGTGCTAGACAACGCAATCATTCCATTGGATGCTGGTTATTTGGTGTTTGGAAGGTACAATTTACAACCTAGAGACGGTGTGTTTGATGTTTACCTATACGATGACTTGGTAGCAACCTTTAGTACAAAAAGAACTGCTGTGAGTTGGTGTGTTGCAGAACGTTATCGTCAGCACAAACTCAGCTTTGAAATATATTCGTTGGATCAAAAGAAATCGCAACTTGCAGCTGATATTCGTGCAAGACAACACCTTGGTCAGCACAGCAACCGCGCACAATTCGCTGAGATAGTAGAAACCAAACTAGAACCAAAAATTCGCTATCTCAACAGCATAAAAGCCGAACTTGAAAAATGTGTTAATTCGGCTAAATATCTACAACTTAGAGGATTCTCAAATGAAACTGCAAGACATAGCCGCGGCTAAACCTACACAACAAATTTCCAAAGTATTTGAAAGTTACTTTGGCTCTCGTTTTGATGTACAAACCTTGAGTGCAAAGCAAGCTCAAACCATGCTGCAAAAAGTGCGCGGCGTGATTGCTGAGCACCAGAACACTACTGCTCGCCACACCAGCGAACGCAATCCTGGATATCTCAAGTTGGTCATGGTTGAGCAAGCCCTGGCAGCCCGTCTAGCAGAAATGGCTCCTGTGCAAACTGCCGGCACACCTGAGCAACAAAAAGCTCAACAAGCCATGGCCACTGCTACTATCAGTGCCACCAAAGATCCCAAGCTCAAGGCTGCATTGACCAAAGCCAGCAAAGGCCAGAGTCTAACACCCGATGAGCAAAAGATGGTTGCTGGAGCTGCACTGATGAAGACTGAAAGCAAGTTGGCTCGTGCCTACAAAATGCTAAAAGAAAGCGAAGTTCAGCAAGCTCAAGTTGTTCTAGCTGCACAAGACATGGTTGACAAGATGCAGGCCATGTTGGAAGATGTGTCTGAACTGCAATTCAAAGAACTACCAGCCCTGGTTGACTCTATCAAGAATCAAGTAGGCATCGACCAAGCTACTCAGTTCAACACCGATGCAACTGCTGCCCTCACTGGCCTGATGCAAAATCTGCAACAAGCCAAGCAGCAAATGGACGCCGCACTAGGAGTGGTCACAGGCCAAGGTCCTGCCCCAGGCGCTGCTGCATTAGGCGCTGAACTAGGTGCCGAAGCTGGTGCTGAACTAGGTGCAGCCGCCGGTGCCGAAGCTGGCGCAGACGCCGGCGCAGACGTTGGTGACGACTTGGATGCTGTTGCTGCAGACGTTGGTGATGAGCTCGACGATGAACAAGCTGGTGGCGAAGTACTGGGCCGAGCACGCCGATAATGCGAATACTGGAAGTTGACACTTCTGCTGCACCTACACCAAGCCCAGACAAGCTACTGGGCCTGGTAGAATTTCTTTCTGGCCGCGCCGAAGATACCAATGCTACCAAGCAGATCAGCAAAGATGCTTTTATGCAAATGGCAAAAAACTTAGGCATCAACATCAATTCCAGCAACCTACAATCCATAGTTGAAAAGCCACCGCTGAGCAATGTGTTGGAACCGTTTGATCCCAATTCGGACAAGATCACATTTAAAGGCGCTGGCATTGGCCCTACTCAAATGCCGGTGAACAAAGCACAAGATATAGTAGCCGCTGCTGCCAAAAAAGCTGCTCGCAAAAACCGCGGCATCTAACTCAAAAGTCTAGACAATCTGAATTAAATACCTTATAATACATTAAGGAGTCTTTCTATGGCTTATTCACAACAGGTAGTTGATCATTATGAAAATCCACGCAACGTTGGATCGTTTGCCAAAGACGACCCCGCTGTGGGCACTGGCATGGTCGGCGCCCCGGCTTGCGGAGATGTGATGAAACTTCAAATCAAAGTCGAGGATGGCATTATTACTGATGCAAAGTTCAAAACATACGGCTGCGGATCGGCTATTGCATCCAGCAGTCTGGTCACCGAAATGGTCAAGGGCATGACACTGGATCAAGCTTCGTCAATCAAAAACAGCGAACTAGCTGAAGAACTTGCATTGCCTCCAGTTAAAATACATTGCAGTATTCTAGCCGAAGATGCTATCAAAGCCGCAGTAGAAGATTATCGTAAACGTCATGACAATACAGCACAGTCGCATTGAATATCTTGCTGAGTATGCGCAACATTTAAAAAATCTCAGCGATGAAGACCGTTACACTCGATTTGGCTATGCTGCTAGTTTTCAGTCCATTGATCAAATGATTTTGAACATTGTTTATAATCAAGCAAATCATCATATTTTTACCTATTATATAGACGGAAAAATTGCAGGATTTGGACATCTTGCTCGTGAGGATACAGACTGGGAACTAGCAGTGAGCGTGGAACGCGAATATCAGGGTCGTGGCATTGCTGATGAGTTAATGAGTCACATGATCGCCTGGGGCAAAACACACGGCGTAGAAGTGGTATACATGCACTGCATCACTGAGAATCAAAAGATTCAGCATTTAGCTCGCAAACACGGTCTTCGTGCATGGGAACGAGTAGGTCACGAGCTTACCGCTCGAGTTCAACTGCCCGAGCCTACAGTGTTTGATTATACCACAAACTTTGTGCGAGAACAACGTGAGTTAGCATCTGACATTGTCAAGTTGCAACGTGCGTGGTTAAGAAACTGGACAGGTACATCAAATGATCACAGTAACTGACACCGCGGCTAGAAAAATTCAACATCAATTAAGCAAGCGCGGCCAAGGATTGGGTATTAGAGTAGGGGTTAAGACTACTGGTTGCTCTGGACTTGCATATGTGCTAGAATATCAAGATCAAGAACACCCACATTGTGTAGAACATCACGATTCAAACGGTGTGCGGGTATTCATTGATCCCAAACACAGACCTTATTTGTATGGAATGATTATAGATTTTGTACGAAACGGACTCAATGAAGGTTTTGAATTCCGCAACCCAAACGAGCGTGACCGATGTGGTTGCGGAGAAAGTTTTAGAGTCTGATAGATGAATAAAATTAAAATTAATTCTTATACAGGATTTCAACCATTGAAATCCTGTATAATTGGTAGATCATATCCTCCAGAATTTTATGCAAAGATTTCTAATTCTAAAGTCCGCACAGTAATGGAAAAAATTGCAATCGAAACAGAAGAGGATTATCAAAAGTTAGAAGCATTGCTGCGCAGATTTGGTATTGATGTATATCGTCCGGTAATTGACCCAACGGACAATTTTGAGAGATATGCAATGCAAATAGGAGATGGCAGAAAATGGTATCACCCACCTCCAATGAATCCTAGAGATAACATGATTGTCACTGGAAATAACTTGTTGATGAATGGACCCATCGGCGAGTCGCATGTGGACTTTTTTGATAGCATAATAGAAAAAATTGATGGAAATGTATTTCATTCCAGCAATCATCACGAATTACGAAATTTGTCAATGCCGTCAATAACACGAGTAGGGGAAGATGTGTATATCGACTCCGACGATATACCAAAAGAAGAAATTGACAAAACAATAAACAATTACTTTTCAGAATATAAAACACACATTGTCAAAATTGGCGGTCACAACGACGGGGTATTTTGTCCAGTCACTCCTGGACTGATTGTTAGTTTAAACAGCGGACTTATATACAAAGATACATTTCCGGGCTGGGAAGTAATCTACTTGCCTGATCAAAGTTGGTCTGCGGTCGGCGATTTTTTAAAACTCAAACAAAAAAACAATGGTCGTTGGTGGATTCCCGGGGAAGAATTCAACGACGATGTAATTGAGTTTGTGGATACTTGGCTCAACCACTGGGTTGGCTATGTTGAAGAAACAGTGTTTGATGTTAACATGCTGGTCATTGACGAAAAAAATGTAGTTTGTAACAATTACAATAAAAAAGTGTTTGATGCGCTCGAAAGGTATGGCATTACTCCGCACATTCTTAATTTTAGACACCGTTATTTTTGGGACGGTGGGTTGCATTGTATTAGCTTAGATCTCTATCGAGAAGGCAGCAAGTTAAACTATCATAACAAATAATTTTTTCGTGAAACAAAAATACATCGATTTATATATGGACTGGGCACGGCGAACAGCTGAACTCAGTCATGCTCGTCGCCTACATGTGGGCGCAGTCATTGTCAAAGACGACACTGTGATCAGCTACGGTTACAATGGCATGCCTGCAGGGTGGGACAACAACTGTGAAGATACACTAGACGATGGAACATTAAAAACCAAACCTGAGGTATTACATGCAGAAAGCAACGCGATTGCGAAACTGGCTAGAAGCCATGACAGCGGGGTTGGTGCTGATATATTTGTTACTCATGCCCCTTGCCTTGATTGTGCCAAGCTTATCTACCAATCCGGTATTTCTCGGGTTTGGTTTGGCAATCAGTATAGGGATAATTCTGGGATTGATTTTCTCCAGCAGTCTGGAATCCAAGTAAACAAAATATGATCACACAAAAATACAACTACGCACCACTGAATCGTGAAACCATTGACGGAAAACGACATTACTGTTTGCCCGACGGCAGCAAAGTTCCATCGGTTACCACAATCCTGGATCGAACCAAGCCTGCAGAAGCTCGCGAAGCGTTGGCCAATTGGAAGAGAGCAGTAGGCGAAAAACGTGCTCAAGAAATCACCACAGAAGCCGCCAATCGCGGTACACGCATGCATGCCTATCTTGAACAGTATGTGCTGACCACAGACCTAAAGCCATTGCCCAGCAATCCCTATGCTCATCCCAGTTGGTTCATGGCAGCAGAAGTCATCCTTAAAGGACTACAACATGTGGACGAGTTTTGGGGTACAGAGGTGCCCTTGTACTATTCAGGCTTGTATGCAGGAACAACTGATTTGATAGGGACCTGGAAGGGTAGTCCTGCTATCATGGATTTCAAGCAAAGCAACAAGGTCAAAAAGAAGGAATACATTAGTGACTATTTCTTGCAACTTGCGGCGTATGCAGCAGCACACAACGAAATGCACGGCACCAATATCAACACCGGTGTCATACTAATGGCTGTGCAGCCCAAATTGCAAGCTGATGGTACGTATAGTACCCCAGAATACCTGGAATTTGTGATCGAAGGCGATGAGTTTGCACATTGGGCCAACGAATGGATGAAACGAGTTGAGTTATACTATTTGACACGCTAAATATGTGATACCTCGTAAGGAATCACACCGTGGCAATTGTACAGATATCAAGAATAACACAACGACAAGGTCTACTAGACGACCTACCTCAGCCATTGGCTGCTGCTGAGTTTGGGTGGGCAGTTGATCAGCGTAGACTGTTCATCGGCAACGGTGAAATTGCCGAAGGCTCTCCGGTTGTAGGAAACACAGAAATTCTCACAGAATTTACTGATGTGTTAAGCCTAGCATCTGCTTATACATACAAGGGACAGGCCGGGGGATATACTGCGCAAACTGGTCCTACCTCAGGAGATCCAGTAAGTCAGAGCATACAAAGTAGACTGGACAGCTATGCTGTGTCTACTGTTTTTGGAGCAACAGGCAACGGAGACACCGACGACACCGCCGCTATCAATCGCGCACTGTTTCAAATGTATTGTGTACAATCCAACACACAAATTCGTCGCAGTTTGTTTTTTCCAGCTGGCACTTATATTATCACCGATACTATAAAGATTCCTCCCTTTGCCAAGCTTTATGGCGAAGGGGCGGACTCTACAATTTTCTTGTTTGAAGTGCAGCCTTGGGCCGCAAACACAGCATATGCTGAGGGTGTGTTGGTCAAAGTTGAATCGGTGACTCCTGGTGTGTTTAATTATTATAGATCAGTGGCAGCAGTACCGCCTACTGGAATTTTGATCACTAATACTACGTACTGGGATTCAACTACATTGCCGGAGTTTGTAATAGAAACTTCTGACAGCTTGCAACAGACTGGTGTAAACATTGGCACCAATGGTGCTATTGCTCCACGCAACGTTGAAATTTCAGGCATTACTTTTCAAACCACCGAAGTAGGTAGTCATCAGATTTGTAGTATCAATCAATTGCAACAAGGATATTTTGACAGTTGCAACTTTGTTGGACCACTTGGCGAAATTGACCTTGACACTGATGTTGATGATCTCAGCTGTGTGGTGTTCAATGGCACAGCCGAAGTTCCACCTACTCAAATCACACTGGATAAATGTAAATTCTTTGGTGCCACCTATGCTGTAAGCACAGATCAAGCGGTCAAAGGAATCACAGTCAGCAATGGTCAGATGAACACACTGTATCAAGGTGTTTATCTTGGCGGTTCTACGGTGGTCAATGGCGGTCCAACAGGTGTAAGAATTGTTCACAACGAGTTTGACAACATTTTTGCCGAAGGCATTGTGATGGAAAACTGTGGTCTTAATGCCAGTGGATACAATACTTTTTATGATGTGGGCAACAACTTCTTTGGTGTTACACAACCACAAACCCCGATTATCAGTATCAATGCCGACAACAATGTTAGTGTAGGTGATCTGTTTCAACGCAACGACACTCAAGCACTTACACAACCTCGTATTCAAATCTACAATACAGATACTAGTACCATTCCGTTGAGTGTAGGATACAACGGATCCAGCAAATTTCAAGTTGGTAGTTACAGTAGAGAAGTTGGTCAACAAAGCACGTTGGAAAATGCAGCGACCAATCAATCACTATTTGTTGTTGATTCGGCTGCATCAGTTACAGGCGGAGGTTTTTCGAGCTTCTCTATGAACTACACGATAAAACGCGAAGCTGCTGCAGGAGCATTTACTTTGAGAACTGGTGTGTTGACAGTTCAAGCCGCTGACGGATATGTATTGAGTTACAATGACGAATACAGCGAAAATAGCTCAACTGGCATTACCTTGTTGGCGTCGCAAGTGGGCGATGATATAACTGTGGCATATACTGCTAGTTCTACCGGATTCGACGGAACCATTTACTACAGTATCACACACTTTGCCTAATGTGGCCTAGAACTTTTCCTGAACGCTTGCAATCATGGAACACACTGCGAGAGCAGTGTGCTTCTGCGGAGTTAGAAACCTGTTTAAACAAAATAGATAGTTGGTGGCAGCAAACACCTTGGTGCCCTTATCATTTACACTGGGACGATCGAGCCACCTGGCCGGATCCTTGGCAATTATTGGATGATAATATCTATTGCGGACTTGCAAAAGGCCTAGGAATCATGTATACTATTACATTGATTGATCGTGCAGAATTGCAAGATGTTGTATTAGCCGAGGTTGCTGGAGACAATTTAGTCCTAGTCAACCAAGGGAAATATATATTGAATTGGTCAGGCCTATCTCCATTAAATATCAGTCCAAATAGCAAAAACTTGCAGCGGCGCATTAGTCAGCAAGAATTAAAACAAAAAATTCGTTAAGGATAAAATGAAACAAATCACAGTTGTCAAACGCGACGGTAGCCGCGAGCCGTTGCACATTGAAAAATGGCAAACTCAAGTTGCCAAAGTATGCCAAGGCATAGCTGACGTAAGTCAGAGCATGATTGAAATTAAAGCCCAACTGCACTTTTATGACGGGATAACAACCAAAGAAATTGACGGGATCACACTAAGAGCTTGTGTGGACCTAATTGATGTAGAATCTAATCCTGATGTAGGGCACACCAATTATCAGCACGTAGCCGGGAAACAGCGTCTCAGCATGTTACGTAAAGACGTATATGGCGATTATCAACCTCCGCATTTATATGAAATTGTAAAGCGCAATGTAGCGGTAGGCCTATACACTCCTGAACTACTGGAATGGTATGACGAAGCTGATTGGAATCGCATGGAAGAAGCCATCGATCACCAAAAAGACGAACAATACAGTTATGCAGCCATTGAGCAGCTGATCGAAAAGTACCTGGTCAAAAATCGTGCAACGGGGCAAACTTATGAAACACCTCAAGTTAGATACATGGTCGCAGCCGCTACTGTGTTTCACAAAGAAGAGCCTAACTCGGCTCGCATGCGCTATATCAAAGAATACTATAATGCGGCTAGTGATGGTCTTTTTACTCTTGCCACTCCTGTGCTGGCTGGCTTGGGTACTCCTACCAAACAGTTCAGTAGCTGTGTTCTTATTCGCAGCGACGATGATCTTGATAGCATCTTTGCCAGTGGAGAAATGATGGCCAAGTATGCCAGCAAACGTGCTGGTATTGGTTTGGAAATTGGTCGCTTGCGCCCACTGGGTTCACCCATCCGTGGCGGCGAAATCATGCACACAGGCATGATACCCTTCTTGAAGAAGTGGTTTGGAGACTTGCGTAGTTGCAGTCAAGGAGGCATTCGTAATGCTAGTGCTACAGTTTTTTATCCTATTTGGCATCATCAGTTTGA